AGCCATCCAACGAACACCTAACTTCGCCTACTCAAACCTAACCTCCGATGATGAACCCCTACCAGTTGTCCGCTGAACGCAAACTGCTCGGATGCCTCATGGACAAGTTCGTGAACCGAACCGTCCTCCTAACCCAAATCCCTGAACGCCTATTCACAGGCAACAACGTCCTCCTGTACCGGGCGATTGAATCCCTCCACAAAGCAGAGCGAGAGATTGACATCGTTACCGTCTATAAACACCTTGCCGACGCAGGCCAAGCCCATGTCCTACTGGAAGGCATTGACCCCGAAGCAGGGCTTGTAAGCAACTGGAAGACCTACGCATCCGACCTGCACGACCTTTGGAAAGAGAGGGAAGAGGCGAGAATCATGGAAGAACTCGCCCATGACCGGGACATTCCCAAAGCCTTCCAACGCTATCAGTCCATCCAAGCCGTTGAATCCAACGCCTCCGAATCATCTGCTCACGAACTCGCCAAGGACTTCCTCGCCAACATGAACGAGGTCCGGGAAGGAAGACGCAAGGACCAAATCTACCAAACCTTTATCCGACCGCTTGACAACATCTGCACGGGGTTCAAGCCCTCCGAGTTCATCCTCGTAGGTGGTAGGCCTGCGATGGGTAAGACCTTGCTTGCTCTGCAAATAGCAATGAACCAAGCCATGGCCGATATTCCCGTCGTGTTCTTCACAATGGAGATGTCAGCCGACCAACTGACCCAGCGGATGCTTTCCAACCTTGGAACCATGGACGGGTCTGCATTCCTCAAGCCCGACGAGCGAATCAGCACCGAGCAGTACCTGACCTTGGCACAAAAGGCCGACCAACTCAAAGGGAAACCTCTCTACATCGTTGACCTGCACCAAGCAAACCTTGACCGAATCGAGGGCGAAATCGCAAAACTCAAGGCTAAGTTCGGAATCGTTGGTTTCTACCTCGACTACCTGCAACTCGTAGAACCCGCCAAGATTGACAAACCCAAGCCCAAAATCGAGCAGATGACCAACATATCCAAGCAACTCAAAGCAATCTGCAAACGGCAAAAGGTCTTTGGGGTCGTGGTTTCTTCGCTATCACGGGCAACCGAAGGCAGGGCAGACCATCGGCCCATCATGTCTGACCTTCGGGAAACAGGGCAACTGGAGTTCGATGCCGACAAAATCGCCTTTGTCTATCGCCCCTACGAACACGACAAGAGCGCAGAGCAGGATCTTATGGAGGTCATCTTTCGTAAGAACAGGAACGGCAGCCTTGGAATCGCCCAAGTCCAATGCCAACTCCCTTACACCAAAGCCAACGAATATCCGCTATGACCCCCGAATACACCCTGCAAGCATCCTGCGTCAAGTTGTTCAAACTCTTGAAGCCCCACGAAGAAGGGAGGCTATTCCTGAACCTCAACAACCCACGAAGCCGAACGAACGGTCATTTTCTCAAAGGCATCGGCCTGACCGCTGGGGTTGCAGACATGACCTACTTATCCGACAAAGGAGCCATCTTCTTGGAGTTCAAAGCCGAGAAAGGCAAGCAGTCCCTGTCGCAGAAGTGGTGGCAGGGTGTGGTCCAAGATGCAGGCTACCGATACGAGGTCATCAGGAGCGTTGAGGATTTTCAAACTTTAATTATGAGAACATGATAATTATCCCAATCACAAACGAACAAAGGGAAAGAGCCAAAGAATTGTATTCTTTTGACAAACTTAATGGGTCGTTTACAGAAGGAGAAGGAAATAAATATGGGGCTATTGGTGAAATAATTGTTTTTGATTATTACAAAAACAAAGATTTTGACGTAAATAACAAAATTATTGGAAAAGATAAATATGAATACGACCTAATAATCAATGAATTTAAGGTTGAAATAAAAACCAAAAGCACAAACGTTTATCCTCAAGAGCATTTTTTGTGCAGTATTTCTAACCATAATATTAACCAAAGGTGCGATTTATACTTTTTTGTTAGGGTCTTAGAAGATATGCGAACCGGGTTTTTATTGGGCTATAAATCAAAGGATGATTTTTTCAAGAACGCTCAATTTAATAAAAAAGGAAGCCCCGATATTAGTGGTAATGGATGGGTTTTTAAAGCCGATTGCTGGAACCTTCCAGTCAAAGATTTAGATAAATTTAAAAAGTAATTACAACCAATTAAACCAAACAAATAAACCCCCAAAACATGAGAAAATTAATTTTAGAACACAACGGCCTTTGCATCATTAACGCAACGCTTGAGCATACTGGCTTTCAAGGAGGCGACGCAGGACACGGAGGATATGTGGCTATGACCTTTCAAGATATGGCGTCAACATCAATGGAATGCTATGTGAACGATGACACATCAAGGGTTGAGCCAGTAAAAAAGATTGAAATCGTTTTCCGAGGCGACGACGAAAGGGATGGCTTGATTAAGATTCTCAAAGCCTTCGTAAGAGAATTAGAAGAAAACCCTACCTGTTAGGTTGCAAGTGTGGAATAGATGTGTAGATTTGCCTCATGCGATACCTACTGCTGCTCCTGCTGACCGCTTGCACCAACGACCGCCCTTGGAAGGTGATTGAGGTGCGGGCCAAGGGTAACGCCTGCGAGTACGTCATGTCCCGCTCCAACGGATTCGGGCCTCAAGTCAAGACCCTGACCGATTCGTGTGGGAAGTATCGGTTGTTTGAAACTATACCCAATCGGATATAATTTATAGAAAAACCCAAAATTTATACGCATTCGGGTATAATCGTCAGCCTCTGGTCTTACCGAAAGTCCCCCAGCGTCAGCCTATAAACTTACCAACCAAACCCCAACCCCATGAAACTATACGCATTCAAGCCACAAGGACACGGTGAGCATTCATTCTTTACTATTGCCGAAAGTGAAGAAGAAGCCATCAAAGCCGTAACCATTCACGTTGAAACAATTTACGCAAAGGGTGGCATTTATGAATATGATGCTGCTGGATGGGGAACGGACTATTACAAAATGACCGTTGTTTACGAAGGGCAGGTAATTCATAATAATAACGATTAACCAAACCCCAACCCCATGAAAACCACACCAACCGATTTCCGACGCTGGCAACTGCATATCCGCAAGGAATGCGTCAACTGCAATCGACCCGACAAATCCGAAACCATCAAGCCTTGGTCCGTCAACTGGACCCTGCTCGGTCGAATCCTTCAAGCCAAAAACGCCTGACGATGGAATGGGTAAAATGCTTGGACAGGATGCCGACACCTTACGAGCCTGTCCTGATATTCACGACCGACCGCAATCAAGCCTACGCATGGCTGGGCGATGGCCGTTGGTACTATGAACACCAAACGTGGTTCCTAATCGAAGTGAGCCATTGGATGCCCCTACCACCTAACCCGTTCTAATGAAATACGGATCCGTTTGTTCAGGCATTGAGGCAGCCTCAGTCGCTTGGCACGACCTTGGATGGGAACCGCAATGGTTCTCCGAAATCGAGCAGTTTCCCTCCGAGGTATTAAAACACCGGTTCCCAGCGGTTCCTAACTTGGGAGATATGACAACCATCAACCAAAACCCAATCGCAGATGAACGACCAATTGACCTTCTCGTGGGCGGAACCCCATGCCAATCCTTCTCCGTTGCCGGACTTCGCAAAGGTCTTGCTGACCCAAGAGGAAACCTCATGCTTACCTTTCTTTCAATCGCTGATAAATTCCGTCCCAAGTGGGTCGTGTGGGAAAATGTCCCCGGGGTATTGTCGTCCAACGGAGGAAAAGATTTTGGCACCTTCCTCGGGGCATTGGGGGAACTCGGGTATGGGTTCGCCTATCGAGTTCTTGACGCTCAACACTTCGGAGTGGCACAAAGACGCAGAAGAGTGTTTGTTGTCGGATACCTTGGAGATTGGCGAGTTGCCGCAGCGGTTCTATTTGAGTCCGAAAGCCTGCAAGGGAATACTAAACCGAGCCGAAAAAAGAGGGAAGAAGTTGCCTCCAATGATGAAGGAAGCGTTGGAGAGGCAGGCGATTCCCAGCCGATAGCCTTCAAAGTTCGTAGTGGATGCGAAGGTGGAGGAAAAGGATATCTCGGTCAACAAGAGCAAGCGTTTACGATTAGCACAATGCAGGATCAGCAGATTGCCCAACCGATAGCCGTGTTGCACTCAATGGCTATACGAAGGCTGACCCCTAAGGAGTGCGAACGCTTGCAGGGATTCCCCGATGATTGGACAAAAATCCCATATCGCAACAAACCTGCCGACCAATGCCCCGATGGGCCAAGGTACAAGGCTTGCGGTAACTCAATGGCCGTGCCGGTGATGCGGTGGATAGGGGAGAGAATAAACTTAATCGAATCAATACTTTAACCATGGACCTAATCTCACGCACCATTCTCGGATATACCGCAGAGGTTGTCGGAGTCAGCCCCGATGACATCTTGAGCGAAGTCAAGACCCAAGAACTGGTCCTTGCTCGGTCCATCTTTGCCGACATCGCCTACTCCGAGTACCTGTACACCTACTGCCAAATCGGGCGTATCATCAAGAGGAACCATGCAACCGTCATGCACAACCTCGAAATCCTTGCGATAAACATGAGGGCAAGACCCGACATCAAGTTTCTGCGTACACAGGTTCTTAACAGGACACGGGATTTTTTGCAACATTAGCGAGAACCCCCTCCATCTTTGCGTGAGTGAACGCAGAGGCTACCATCCTTGACCTTTATCGCAGCGGAGAAATCCGCAAGGCTTGCCTCACCATTACGGGGGGCAATCCTCTTTGGAAGGACCTCGAACAAGAGGTCGTCCTGATCCTGCTCGAAAAAGACCCCGAAAAAATTCTCAAGATGCAGGTGCAGGGATACCTGCGTTTTTACATCGTTCGGCTCATCATGAACCTGTACCGGGGCAACAATAATCAATTTGCGAAGAAGTACCGTCATCACGACGAGCGGGTCGAGGTTGACCCCGAAACCCAAGAACTGGGCAAGGACTACGACTCCCTGCTTGATGACCTTTGGGCCATCGCCCAGAGCGAGATGGACTCTTGGGCCAAGGACGGAGCATTCCCCTACGACAAAGAACTGCTGAACCTGCTCATGCAGACAGGCAACATGAAGGCGATGAGCCGGGAAACGGGCATCCCGTACAGGTCCATCATTTACTCCATCGAACAGGCCAAGGCCAAAATCAAAACCGCAATTGAAGCAAATGGATACACTGGTATATCCCATCCTGATTAGTGCTTTAGCGACCCTTGCGGTCGTGGAGTTCCGGGTGCTGCCGGGATGGTTCTACGCTTTGCCCTTTGCGAAGCGGAAGCCGTTTAGTTGTATGACCTGCTTTGGGTTTTGGCTTGGGGTCTTGCTGACCCTGCCGACCTGCCAATGGTACTTGGCTCCTATCCTTGGGCTTGCCTCATCTGCCACCGCAATAATTATCCGGGAATGGACCTTCAAATGACCAACGACCAGTTCATCGTGGCCCAAAAGCATCGCAAGTATTGGGACCAATACATCGCCTCGCTGACCATGCGACTGCCACCCGATGCGGTTGGAGAACTGCAAGGCATCCTGACCGCTCACGGGCGACCTCCTACAAATTGGTGGTGCGCAGACTGCGTAAAATCGGCCCTTCAATACATTTACCTACAAGCGGACTTGTTTGCCGAGTCCAACCAAAACACCATAAACCACTCCCTGAATGCCCCTGCCAATTCCGAACAATAACGAAAGCAAAGAAGGCTTCATCGGTCGCTGCATGAGCAATAACCAAACCAATGCAGAGTTTCCCGATACGGCTCAACGGCTTGCGGTTTGTGGCTCAACGTGGGAGAATCACAAGAGGCAACAGTTCGAGTCTTATTCGGACTACGGCCAAGAGATTCGGGCCAATGCCAAGCGAGGGATAGAACTCAACGAACGCAACGGGAACAAGTGTGCGACGCAGACGGGCAAAGTCCGGGCGCAGCAGTTAGCCAACGGGGAAGCAATTTCCCTTGAAACCATCAAGCGGATGCACTCGTACCTTTCAAGGGCCGAAACCTACTACGACAACGCTGACGACACCTCGGACTGCGGTTACATCTCCTACCTCCTGTGGGGCGGTAAGTCTGCTTTATCATGGAGCAGGAATAAACTTCGGGAACTTGGCGAACTCGAAGGCTAAAGACGAAGACGAAGCCCAAGTGCAGGCTCGGATGGATTCGCTGATGATGGTCATTACGACCCTGTGCGACTGCATCGGAGCGGTGGACGATTCCAATGCCCCAAACGCATTTGCGGTCAAGATGAAGATAGTGGACAAGATTGACGAACTCATAGACAAAATCGAATACTAATGGCAGGCCGACCCCCGATTTGGAATACCCCCGAAGAACTATGGGCTGCGTTTGAGCAATACCGAGCCGAGAACAAAGCCAACCCTTACCGGGTGCAGGACTATGTCGGCAAGGATGGGAACATGGTTTACCGGGACAAAGAGCGCCCGATTACCTTTCGGGGCTTTGAAGGATGGCTTGCAGAAAATGGGGTTTGCTATGACCTTTCGGATTACAGGAAGGGGACTACGGACCTGCACAAGACATTCTCCCCAATCATTACACGCATAAGGCTGACCTGCGACAAGGATATGCTGGAGGGTTCAAGTGCTGGCGTTTACTCGGCCAACATCGCCTCTCGTCTGCTTGGCTTGGTTGACAAGCAGGAGAACACGGTCCACATCGAGCAACCCCTGTTTGGGGATGGACTTTAAGTACACGACCGCTATCAGCCGAATCCGTCGAATGACGGCCCGGAAGAAGGTCATCCAAGGCGGAACAAGTGCGGGGAAAACCCTCGCCATCCTTGCGGTCCTAATCGACATCGCAGCCAAGAACAAGACTGAGATTTCGGTCGTATCCGAATCCATCCCCCACCTACGGAGGGGAGCAATCAAAGACTTTGCCAAGGTCATGCAATGGACGGGCCGATGGGTCGCAGACCGATGGAACAAGACCCTGCTCACCTACAACTTCGCCAACGGCTCGGTCATCGAGTTCTTTTCGGCTGATTCCGAGGCAAGGCTCCGAGGAGCAAGGAGGCAGGTCGTTTACATCAACGAGGCGAACAACATCGACTTTGAGTCCTACTACCAGTTGGCAATCCGTACCAGCGAGGCCATCTACATCGACTTCAACCCGACCCACGAGTTTTGGGCGCATACGGAGGTCCTGCCCGAACAGGATGCAGAACTGGTCATCCTGACCTACAACGACAACGAGGCCCTGCCTGATACCATCAAGAGGGACATCGAACTAAACCGCACCAAAGCCGAAACGTCTGCGTATTGGGCGAACTGGTGGAAGGTCTACGGCCTTGGTCAAGTCGGGACGCTTCAGGGTGCGATATACGAGGACTTCGAGGTGGTGGAGGGTATCGATGTCAGCCGTGCCAAATTCGTCGCCTTAGGGCTTGACTGGGGGTTCAGTAACGACCCAACCGCACTCGTAGCAATATACCGCCAAGGGGACTGCCTGCTCATTCAAGAACTGCTCTACTCCACGGGCCTGACGAACCAAGACATCGCAGACAAGTTGCGGTCCTTGGGCATCACAAGGGCTTGGGAGATAGTGGCCGATTCAGCAGAACCGAAGTCCATTGAAGAAATCTATCGACTCGGGTTC